TTACGGGAACATTGGAACCAATTGGGACGTAATCACCTAAACCGTCACCAAAGACGTTTATGGTCTTTTCAAACGCTTTTCTAACAGTCACAGGTGCAGACTGGACCGCTTCAACCAAGGCATCTAGTTGGGTGTTATCTAATTCGGTTACATCAATAGTGGCAAAGATTTCTTCTGCCTGTTCTGAGGTCACAACAGCAAGCACATCTGGGTTTGATGCCAATTCTGTTGCTTGGTCTGGTGTTACTGCGGTAGCAAGGATTTGCTCAATCAGTGCTACCGCCTCTTCTTTGTCAAGTTCGGCAATAGATTCTACAACCATGTCAAACTGTTCTTTGGTCAAAGACACATCTTCACTAGCGTCCTCTAAGGCTTGGACTAGTTCAGGTGGCAGTTCTGCAATCAACTCAATTGGCAAAGTTGGGGGTGGTTCAGGCATAATGTCTGGTGGCAATTCAATTGTGTCAGGTGGTTCTGGCAGTTCACCAACAAACGGTAGCGTATACGGTGGACCAATAGTATCGTATGTTTCAGGAGGCAGTTCTAATGTTTCTGGTGGAAATGTTTCAATCTCTGGTGGTAGAACTATGGTATCTGGCGGTTCTAATTCAACTGTTTGTGGTAGAGGAACCGTTGCTGGCGGTTCTGGCATTGTCGGCTCTGGTTGGGGTATATAAATTATTTGAGGCATCGTAGTAATCGGTACGCTGGTCACAGACGCAGTCGTAGAGGGTACAGTAGTAGAAGTGGTCGTCGTTGACGTCGTGAATGTTGTTGTAGATTCCCATGTTGTGCTTGTCTCCTGAATAGTTGTAGTTGTATCCATTTGGATACCGTTAGTTGTGAACGCTTCATCGGGAACCATTTCCCAACCTTGATTATCAATATTCCAAGCAAGCATTAGGCATGTTGCACCACCATTTTCGTACATCCACAAATCAAGGGGTTTACTGCCTGCACTAATGTCTATCTGTCCAGACTCGGTTGCAGAACAACCCTGGTCGCTCCAAGTTCCCCATTCATCTAAACCAATCTTGATTGTGCCACCATCATCTGAAGCCAACCAAAACTCAATCGTGTTATGTTCGGGTATCTCAATGAACCCTGTCATGTGCACCATAAACAAGTCGTTTGTGCAATATAGGTATGGTTCACCGTCATACGAACGGTTGATGTTGTTTTCCACTTCACTACCGCAAACGGTATAGATGTTGTCTGACCGTGTGGGAGGTACGGTATCTATTGCGTAATAAGTAGTCTGTAGCCCCGCTACTGGTTCAGCGTTGGCTTGTGGTGCAAACAATGCCAAGATTGCTACTGGCGCAAATATCAGCCAACGAGATTTATACATAAGACATCCATCCAGTAGCAATGTACTTTGTTTCGGTTGGAGATGTAATTCCTCTGTGCTCATACATCCAATCAACTGGAGATATTACTGTTAATCCTTTTTGTGGTTTAATTTTTAGATTTTGGTGTAACCATTCTGTTTCACCTTCGTCTACAACATCATTTAGATATGTTGTAAATACAAGCAATCTTTCCGACACATGCAATGACGAACGTTCTGAATGCCAAACAAAAAATCCTTCATTTGGCAAATATTTTTGTATGTTTACATTCTCTTTTATTCCCCACATAGATAATTTATTCAAACTTGGAAATAGTTTTTTATACTCCACAACAGCAAGACCTAGTTCTTGCATGTAAGCAATAAACGGTTCATCTTGGCAATATGTAGATATAGAAATATCTGTTGATTTCTTGTAGTCGTGATTAACAACAAGTCCTTGTTTTGTGTTGACAAGACCGGGATGTTTCTCTTCATTGTTTTCAAAATAAGAAACCAAATTGTCGCAAACATTTTCATCAATAAACCAACCCCTTATAAACTGGTCATTGTTCTCTGTGTCAAATTCACGAAGCATTGTGTAATCCAAAATTAAAAGAAATAACAATCTTTCTCTCACCAACCAAAGCAGGACAACCATGCATGAAGTCACTCTTAAACATTATCAATCTTGCAGGTATGCATTGATAAGCGACATCTTCAAAAGAATAGTTATTTGGTGAAGGTGAGGGACTTATCATATTTTGTGGATTATCATAAAATTTAATTACGTCTTTATCACCACAATCAACATAAAAAGCGCCACTAATAAAACTACTTGGATGGTTGTGTGGAAACAAGTAATCACCTTCAAGAGAAAGATTTGACCACATATTTTCCAAACTTAGTTTTTGTGTACGCAAATTGTATCCAAGCAATGTTGCGAACTTATGTGCTTCTTTGGTTAGCAAATCTATAAACTCTGCAAAGAATTCTTCTTTTTCTAAATTTATTTCGTTATGGGTTGAGTTCACATTTAACTCTGGTGTTCTTTTGAAATCAGAGTTAAACATAAACATTTCAGATAACCATATGTCCATCTCTTGTATTTTGTTAGAACAAAAATTGTCCAATAGATAAATTGGTTTTGGAAACCATTGTTCAATCTTCGCTTCGTTATTTACAAATAAAGTTGACATTTATTGCAATCCTTTTTGTGTGGTTTACCGGGTTTGAACCATGATGGACAATTGAATTGTCCATCACAATACACCTATTCACAACTGGCTCAATTTCATGTTGCAAATCATTTTCATAATAATAAAAATTACCATCAGATTCAATTGGATAGTAAACAGCAGTAAAAACTTCTTCGTTCACAGAATCGAGGGGAATGTCTACATGCTTAATGTTCTGGTGATGCAAACCAACGTTTGTTGTTAACACACATCTTATTCTTAAAATCTGTTTAATTTCAACATCTAATCTTTTACTAATGTTATCTAAAATTGGAATTATGTATTCAAAGAAAGAACTTCTTTGCTCTAAATCATTGGAATAAAAATTATGTGAAAACCCGTAGTTGGAAAAATCTTGTAGAAAACATTCTTCGTAATCAATGTCTTCGTGAAAATAATATGGAAAATCTCTTGAAACAACCAATGCAGACAACGCATCAAGTTCCTTTTTGCTTAACAAATTGTCAAAAACCTTCATGGAAGGTCAGTCTATTCCAGGTTGCACATACCATTCTTCGGTTACTGAGTTCCACATCCATGCTTCCCTAGTTGTCGGTTGTGGGGTTGGAAACAACCAACCACCTTTTCCATCTCTAGTGAAGTTTGGCGAAGGTCGAGGTGCATAAAAATAGCCATCAACATAATCACCATCAATAAATGCCGGGTTTGAGTCAAAATACTCTAAGTGGTTTGCTTGCATAACAAAATCATCTGGGCAAACAATAACATTGACAACAATGTTGCCTTCCATAACAGCGATGTTTTTGCTCATGGTATTGGAAACTTAATGACGATAACGCCACCAGCACCAGCCCCTCCCTCATAGTGGGTACCAAAACAGTTTGCGCCACCGCCACCACCTGCGCCATAACTTGAGCCAGCAGAACCACCACCGCCATATCCACCACCTCCAGCACCAGTTCCTCCACCTGAAGGTGTGCCACCGTTGTTGCACTCACCGCCGCCACCGCCGCCTGAAGCGACAACACTCACACCAAGAATTGTTGACAGATATGAGTCAAGGTTGTTGACAGTCAATCCTTCTGCTCCGCTACCATTACCTGCGGCCGAGAAACCACCACCTGATGAACTGTAACGACCAGCAGAGCCAGCACCGAATCCTTCGGTTGGCGAGTATCCACCTTCGTTACCACTACCGTTTACCGAACCACCTGTTGAGAAACCACCACCTGAGCCGCCAGTAATTCCATCTTTTGTACCAATACCACACCCACCGCCGCCGCCGCCAGTTCCACTCAAAGTACCTATTGTCGAAGTTCCACCTTTTCCACCTCTGTCACCACTAGAACCAGCACCAGCAGCACCAACCGTCATTAAAACTGTTCCAGCCGAAAGAGTAACTTCTTGCCAGGTTGGGCTAACAATAGAAGTAGCAACACGAGTACCGCCGCCACCGCCACCACCACCACCAGCCCTACCACCACCGCCACCACCAGCAACAACAAGAGCCTGAACTGTACCACCAGAAGAAACAGTCAAGTTTCCTGTAGCGGTATAACGGATATATCTGAAACCATTGTAATCAGTTGTTGTGAACGTTCCCGTTGCACCAACTGCAGCAAATCCTCCACCACCACCAGCCCAATAAGAGTTAACTTGGTCAGTGTTATTACCACGGCGTGAGCGTGGAGCCAATGCTCCACCGCTAATGGCTTTACCACCTGATGTGTTTCTAACGAAAGAAGGCATCTAAGATGACCTTACGCTGTGATGCGGTTAACGTACCCGTGAATCACAATAACGTTTGCAGTTGCAGCAAACGCCTTAACAACCTTAGCGGTAGCGTTGCCCTGCAAGAGTAGACCTGGAGCAATTAGGTAAAGACCGTTTTCAGCCTTAACTGTATATTCGATGTTGCCATCTGGTGCAGTTGCTTCGCCCCACTCAATTGTCAACTTCACATCAGATGCAGAAGTGTTGACTGCGTACAACCAAATTTCATCAATGGTTGTTGCTGTTGCTGAAGCAGTGTGAATCGCCGTACCAGCGGTTGCCGTTGCCACAACTTTGATACCAAGACCTGTGCCCGTCGTGCCTGCTGGTTGTAATGCTAGTTTGCTGAATGTTGCCATATATGTTCTCCTGAATCGTTACCTAAAAGGACTAACTATTAAAAACTGCTCCAGCCAAAACATACTGGTCCCCGTTTGGGTCAGCAAACGCTGTCGTGGCAATCTGTGTTGTGCTTGTACCTGCCGCAGCAGTTGGGGCTAATGGAGTACCCGTCAATGTTGGGCTAGCAAGGTTTGCCTTCAAGTTGTCTGCTGTGGTAACAAACGCCGTTGTAGCAAGTTTTGTGCTGCTATCAGCAGCAGTCTGGGTTGTGGCAATAGTTCCCGTAGGCAATGTTGGCGTACCAGTAAATGTTGGGCTAGCCAAAGTTGCATAAGTGGACAAATCTGGGGCAACAGCCACTTTAAGATTTGTAAC